TTGATGATGATTACTTGATGATGATTACTTGAGGATGATTGATTAATATATGTACTCATACATATATGTCGTCGGTCTTCCTCGGGAATGGGATAATCATCAATTTTCCTCGGGAATGGGATAAGAGAAAAAGGGGACCGAAGTCCCCTTATCCTTAAGCTTGTACTACGAGTTTGACATATGGTGTCATCCAGTATTTACTAGACGGTGAGTAACCACCATGCAAGAGGGCGTGTAGACAGACAGGCTTTTTGCGACTGTGTCCTAATGGAGCGGCTTTAGTGAGAACCGCTTTTAGTGTGAGGTCGCCATCAACACCACGCAACATCCAGTCTTGAATTTTTTGACGAACACCACCTGCTCGTCCACCATAACCAAATGGCACAGGTGCGTCAGACTTGAGGTCAACATTGTCAAGAGGTACGATTTTCACGTTAGCCTCATTGCCACCTGCCTGAGTCTGTACAAAATGCCAGATGTCGTCGTAAGTTAGCTCTTGGTCAGTGACCACTAACTCAACGGATTTTACCACCTTTTTAGTGGCAGATTTAGGGGAAGTCTTTTTAGCTGTATTAGCCATGATAGAAGCTCCTTTCTACGAGCACTGTCCCAACACACTATGCGTTGGATACATATATAGAATAGCAAATAGTGAACTCAGGTGCAAGTCTTTTATACTCTTAAATAATCTTTATTTATTGACGGCAAAATCCTCAAGAATCATCGGTCATCGTCAATCATCATCTGTCTTGTCATCGTCAATCATCGTCCACGGATCATGGTTCATCGTCAATCATCCTCAAGTCCTTGTCATAATCATTCTTCCTCTATCATGGGAGAAAATTGGATATCTTTCTCATTGTGATGGGACGATTTTGAGGATAGAATATGATTGATGATACCTGTCCAATCGTACGGTGTCGGGGAACTCCAATCAGGTGTCCATGATTCTCCGTTTCCTGCTATCTGTATCGCTCTCTCACCGCCAAATATATTTAGGGTATGGGAAGAAGGATGATGAACCAAGTTATAAACTGAGCCTCCATTCATAGAATATCTTGTTTGCCACGCAATTTGATGAGGACGTAGAGTTATAGACTTTAGGGACTTTAACCTGTGAACCTTGAGTTCTAACCAAAATGGATGACCTTGGACGATGCCGTGTAAGTCAGGAACTCCAGGACTTGCCCATGATTCTAGGCGTGTCCAAAACACACCTAGATCTTTGGTTCCATCACGGAGTTTATACCATAATTGTGACTCGGGTTTTGTTCCCATTACATGTCATGTCCCATGCGGTAGCAATAGTCAGTGCTACTTTCTATGTCTTCATAATAGTGGTCAGATAAGGATTCACCGTGGTGGTCATCTTCGTGCCAATTATCAGGCTCTGGTTCTAAACCCTCCGCTTCGTAAATGGGTGTCGGGTTCATTTCGTAAACGTAAACTTTAAACCCTCGTGTTCTCATTTCTTCAGCGGCTTCCATCGCTTCGCTGTGAGTTTCATATCCACAGTGTCTATGCCCGACAGCCTCAAATCCTTCAGGCACGTCTTCCCAACCATTTTTGCCAAGGCGGTGATTAGAAATATATGTCCCAACGATATGGTACTCATTTGTAAATAGTTTAGCCATTAGTCTACGAGCTCCCCTGTTACAATAAAGTCCATACGCTCAGCACATGTCGTGCAGGGTGTTTTGTCCTCGTCGTATAAATCCCTAGCATAATTGTTGCCGAGCATCGGCATCCCACATAATGTCCTGCTTGTGCCATCAGCCATTGCAAAATGCTGTTGTCCTAACTTTTTAGTCCACTCACTAAACTTAGTAGCCATATCAAAACCCCTTTCTTCGGGTTGGTTAAATTGATCGTACTTTACTGTAGCACAGGTATTTGTCAAGTAGTGTCTTTTGTTATCTTTTTTTGCACAGTCCCCTCGATGACCATATTGCCATCGGCTACTGCTGCGAGTGCAGGAAACTCTTTTTGCAAACGCTCTATTTCTTTCATAACCTGTTCTCTGTCCATTTGATCAATGCGTCCATGAAGGATTTCTTTACGATCTATATAGATCCCTGCTGCTTGTCCTCTAGACTTTTCGGCTGCGACTGCTGCTGCGAAGTTTCCTCCAGTCATGGCAGCGTCACGTATTTCGGCTAGTTTTTTAACGTGTCCTTCAAAACTTACCTCGTACTTTTTAGATAACTCACTTTTTAGTTCACCTATCCTTTGCACAACTTGAGGATACCTTTGCCCATTGAGTAGTTGCGATGCAATGGCATGGGCAGATTTCACAGAGTATCCTGCTCGCACCGCAGCCTCAGTCTGGCTAATGTCTTCACAAACGTAGATTCTACAAAACTCTTCTTGTTTCGGAGTAATTCCTTTCTCTACACGAGGATTAGCGACGACATTGATAGTGGGTTTGTGAGTAGCTTTTGCAAGAGGCATTTTGAGTTTCCTTCTCGTTATGATGGGACCACTTTACTAAATAGGAGGGAAAAAGAAAAGTAGCCATTTTAAAACAGCCCTGATTTGAAGTCGCGCGAACACGAAAGTAATGATCTATTGTGATCAAGATATCGGAGTCAGAGAACCATAATCCATGCTAACCTATTGAATATAGGGGTATAGTGAGATATTGTATATTATCAAATCATTAAAAACAAAAAGAGTCCTATCCATCATTTACCCCTATATAGCAAAGTCCAGATAATATATAAAAAGACCCCCTGACCAAAAGGGTTGAATCAGGGGGTTGAGAGAGTGTGAGCATATAACTTGGGAGGTGAGCTTATGCTTTTTTAGGATACCAAAAAAAGATTTTTGACACAAGGCTTTTCCAAAAAGATTTCTTTTCTTTCTTGGGATAGAAAAAATCTACTGTTTTTTCCATGGGAATCCAAACGTCGGCTTTTGCTTCTGATGCAGATGACACAGTCACGGCTGCCGATTGAGCAGACTTAGTTGATTTAAAATTAGCACTATTCTCATTTAATTTTTTGCCGAGCGTATACACAATGTACTTATATTGATTTTTTGTAATCCCGTGGGAAGACTGTATTTGCTTTGCAGTCAATCCATTTTCTTTATCAGTTAAAATTCTTGCCACAAACTCATCACTTGGGCGTGTTCTATCAGTTTGACTCATTTGTTTCTCCTAATTTACTGCGGATGAAAAACATACCCGATTGCTCAGGAATCCATGGTTCGCCATCCTTAAATATAGCTTCAACTTCATTTGACATGCTTGCGTCATACAAACAATCTGAGCATAATTTGACATATTTTTTATCTTCTGGCAAGCCTTCTGCTTCGGCTCGCACCCAATGCACTTGAGTTGGTAGACTGCGGTGCATCTTAACACCATACTGAGGTTCGCCTAATTGCTGACACATACCGCAGTAATCTTCGTTTGGTTCTTCTATATGAAAGGTTAATAATGGGTTAGTCATGCTTAACCTCCCCATATTTTTCAGGTGCAGGAATCGTTTGCACCTCTGGTTGAAGCAGGAATTTAACGTGGACGAACCCACTCTGCATTGAGCTTATGCTATATGAACATGGACAAGTATCAAGCCATTTTAAGAATGGTTCAAGATCTTTTGCTCTTACTATAAACGCCATCACTTAACTCCCCCTTCACGTTTAGTATCTTTTGTTCGGCGAGTATCTAACAAGTGTACTTGCCTATTGATATCTGCCACCCTTTTTTCAAGTCTTTTTAATGCGTCAGGGTTATTGAAACAGATTGTGGCTAGAGTGAATGTGACTACCCCTAGCCTACGGTTGTCATCAAAGTTTTTTATGGGAACGCCAATAGCTTGATGTTCTAGTTTAAACTCTCGTTCAGAGGCAGAAAGTAACGAGCTAATAATAGCTCGCACTTCTGCGATGGTGTGAGTAGTCTTAGTAGTAGGGACTTCTTTCCATTTCGCCATAGTTATACCCTCAACGAAGCTGAGTTCACTTCAAGATGTGCATCAATATCTACTTCTGCACTGCGTAAAAGCTCTTTTATGTTTTCTTCAAACAACTCCCACATTTGGTCACGCAAGGCTTCGTCTTCACGAAAAGCAGATTGTATAGCCTCAATGAGTATGTGCCTATCTGTTGCTTGTCTAGGTGGTATTTTATCTGCCAACATGCGGAGCGTCTGCCCTAAGTTTTCACAATCAGCAGCAAGAGTTCCTGCTAACGTAGCACCAGACTCGCTATTCCTATTAGGATCAGTAGAAATATTAGATAACCCATTTTGTACTTCTTTCTCGTTCATGATATACCCCTTTCTTGAGTAATCGGTTGGTTAATATAATTACCATACTACAAGATAAATTTAACGATAAACATCAATTTATCTTTTTAGGTCTTGGCATAGGACGTAGCCATACATCATTATCCTTCGTCTTGTAGAATATATGTTTCCCGATGCGTCGTATTCTGTGCAAGTCATCTGCCCAATAAGGATAGACATCGTTGTTGTGATAGTGCGTTGCCTCGTCACCGATAACAGTAATGTATCTACCCTCTTCTAACATGAGTTCAGCAAGAGCTTTAGATGTTCGTAAAGAATTGTGTTCTCTTGGGTGATCTGATTTACCATCACACCACCAACTAAATTGACAACCATCTTTGTTTTCTTGCAAGACTACACTGCATACGTCGTTAGGGTATTTTGAGGAAGCCACCCTGTTAAGAGTGACCTCCGCTATTGCTATTTGTCCCTGGATAGGTTCGGATCTTGCCTCAAAGTATATATTCAAGGCAAGACACATAAGTGCTGTTTCTATCATAGCATTCCCTGCGATTTAGCAAGAGCTATAACTAAAGAAACAACGATGTAACCGATTGCTGTTTCAAACATATCAGTACTCACTCGGTAGTAGTAAGACGTTGTTAGTAAAGAAGAACTTCCATGTGCCTTCCTCGGCATCTGTAAAGTCTACGCCTCGTGTGTACAAGACATTACCATTGCCATCGTCGGCAGTTATCTTAGCAGAATTGTCTACTACATCTAGTGTAATAGACATAAAGTCTTCCGTTTCCTGCAAGTCGGCGAGCTCGGTAGCTAGTATGTCTAGAAACCAGTAAGCACCTCCTCCGCAGTGTTCAGCAAAGAACTTTACACCATCAGTGTAAAGAAAGTTAGAGCTCAGTGGGTGACGAAACCATTGTTCTGTCCCCGTGAACATTTTAAGATCGGCTGATAACATATTTACCTCCTACATTTCGTCTGAGCCAAAAAACATATCAGCTTCTTGCTCAACTCTGTTTAAAAACATATCCATGTGTTCAATCGCTGCAACCCTGCCGTCGTAATCGGCTTTAGCATCGCTAAATTGGTTGTGAACTCTTACGTTCCCCTGTATTGGAGAATCAGTGTGTATACCATCTTCGCGGTATACGATGTAGGCTTGGTTGATATCTGCATAATGTAGTATTGTACGAGACCTACCCTCGTTAAATACATATGCGTCTGGTTGTGGTTTCATGTGTAACTCCTTTCTACGAGTGTGTGTAACCATCAGTTTCTATTGCAAGAAACATATTGCACCATTTCACGACAACAGCGTCGTCCATAAAATTAGTGGATTGTACAAGTTTACGGAAACCAAGAAACGTGAGTCCTTGGTCGTCTTGTTGCCACTTGCGGAGCAAAGACGTAGATTGTGGTTTAGTTAGTCGCATAAATATCCCCTTTCTGCGGAATGTCTATACTATATAGTAACACAGCAGTTGGTATTGATAACTCTTTATTTGTCTTGTTTGTTCGTCCAATGAGTACCTGTCAAATATCCACATGATGAGCAACCGATTTGTCCTGTTTGATCATTGAGCAAGAAAAAAGAATTATCTCCACAGAGTGAACAGAGAAGAACGTCAACCTCGTTATACTCTATGGTGACATTATTCTCGTCAGAATGGGATCTTTTTTCTCGTGTGAATGGGATAACATTATTTCCTCCATGAATGGGGGAACTCTTCTTTTTTTCCATGTGCATAACCTCGCTTTCTCACCGATGTAATAATTATGGTAAGCGAGTAACGGTTTCGGTGATTTGTACTCATCAGGCATAGCCTGAGGGTGTTTTGTTACTCCCCTTGCAGTTAGTTCTACAGGTGGACATCGCAGTATGGCAAGAACTCTTTCACAAGCATGGGTCTTTTCATACCTGAAAGTATACTCTTTGCACAAAGCAATGCCCAGACGCCAGAGCCATTTGTAGTTTTCTACGGTTTGTCCTGCCCATAACGTACAAGGATGTTTTTGATGAACAGGTAAATATGGTCCTTCGGCATTGTGTCGCCAATGAACGGTGCTGAGCATTTGGGTAGACTCTAACGGCATTTTGACAACGTGTTTATCGCAATGGTACTGAGCACATGTTTCGTGGTCATAGTCTAATAGAAATATATTCACTCTTCGCCCCAGTCTTTGCGATCTTCTTCTTCGTTGTAACCTTTGTAGTACTCGTTTATTTCTTCGTCAGACATGCCGTCTTCATGTATTTCTTTAGATAGGCGTGTTTTGCCTACGAAATAATGTGGGCGTGGTTGACGACCATAATACGCATCTGCACTACCTCTGTCTCGTGGACTACCGTGTCTCGGCAACGGTTTGCCATAATGGTATTTTCTTTGTTCTTGTACTCGGTACTTGCCTTCATTATCTGCCATGTAAAATCCTTTCTGTGATTTTGCCTGTATTTTACAATACTATGGTTTAATTCATATGACTTTTCTTATTTGCTCTTTTTACTCGTTCTCGCAATTCGGTCGAGGAGAACCTATGTCCACGGCTATTGTAATGCAGTCTTATGTTCAACTCTTCATGCAAATGTTGTCCGCTTAAAGGTTTGTTTCTATACTCTTCACCTACAATACGGATGTTTACTCTAAGTATCTGTAATAACTCGTGCATATCTTGTTCAGTGTGATAAGGTAAAACATAATCAACGTATTTTATCGCTTCTAATTGTATGAACCGTTCGTGAATAGATTGCACAGGTTTGTTTTTCCATTCACGTTCGTGACTTGGGTCTATGTGTAACCCTACGATTAAAAAGTCACACACTTCGCTTGCCTCTTGCAGCATTAAAACATGACCTGCGTGTAACAAATCAAATGTCCCACAAGTAAACCCTACAATCATTATTCTCCCTCCAAGGTAGTTTCTATTCTTGCAAAAAGCCTTTGAATGATTTCAGCTTTACGAGGGTCATGTGAGCATGTAGAAAGTATCGCTTGTCTAATAATCAACAGCTCCTCAACAGTAACCTTTACATTCAAAACCTTTTCCATTAACATAGCTGCTCCTAAATATCATCACACAATATTTTTATTATTTCAGAAGCAGGTTTAAAAATCAATTCTTTTTTGTACTTCTTATTTAAATAGTTTACACCTCGCAAAAATACTTCCTCTGCCATGCCGTTGCCTTGCTGCATTAAACGATAACAATGCAGTACAAGCTCTAATTTGTCGACAATGTCACACATTTGCTTGTCTTCTTCAGTAATTTTGTGTACTATATCGCCCACGCCAATAGACAGCTCATAAGATCTTTCGGCTTTTACCATCAGTTCATTTATCTTAGGGTAGTTCCATTTAGTCGTAGCAGGTACATCCCCTACTTCGGCTTCTGCTACATCGTGATACAACAAATGCAAGATGCAGTTTTTACTTGCGTCAGGGTAAAGGGTTTGCAGTATAACTATCGCCCTCCAAGTATGAGCAGCTACATTTTGCCCATCCCCTAACTCTGGTCGTGTATGATACCGAACAACGTGTCCACCTTTTAACCGAGCGTGTAGCTTGGTCAGGTTTTCATTTCGCTGTGGTTGTCTCTTAATCCTCTTGTCCATGGTTTCTCCGTGAATGTTTGTTTTGCTTCCCCCCAATTTGGTCCAAACTCTGCGTCGACTACGGAGGGTACTTCTAGTTGGACGCAATCCTGCATTATCTCCGTAATCTTCTTAGCTTGGTCTTCACTTTCTACGGAGACATCTAGTTCATCGTGTACTTGAATCATGGGAAGTATACCTTCATCAGCTAAAGCAACCATCGCAGCTTTAGTTTGATCAGCAGCACTTCCTTGGATAAGTTTATTAAGAGCCTTATAAGTAAACGCTCGTTTGATTGCAGGACCATGTTCGGCATAAGCTTCTTGGTAAGTCATTGGTTTCCAACTCCCATACTTGTTTGGTTCCCATTTGTCAAACCTACAACGTCTGCCTAGCACAGTACGAATCACACCTTTTTGGCTCGCTCTGTTTACAGCGTAATCACTTAGTTCTCGTACAAAAGGTACTTTGTCATGGTATTGAGCAAATAACTCTTTTGCATCTTCAAACTCTAAACCTAAACTTGCTGCCAACTTTTTAGACCCCATGCCATAGAACAATCCAAGGTTAATATCTTTAGCTTGCTTGCGTGGGACACCAACAATATCTGCTGCCATTTGGTGGAAATCTGTTCGTGCATCTACATTGTATTGTTCTGCAAAGTCAGAAGCCCCTCTGAAGCCCATGAGCTTGCTGTAATGCACAACTATGCGTGGTTCTTGGCTAGAGTAGTCGAACGCCCCCCATAATGTATCTTGTTCGGGTATAAATAGGCTACGTATCATTGGACCAATTTCGCCATGCCTAGCAGGAATCTGTTGCAGGTTAGGGTTACTGTAACTAAATCTGCCTGTGACTGTACCACCATCGTCAGAACGCAAGGGGTGTAGCTCAGCATGAATACGACCATTTATCTGGTGCTTTAATATTGTATCTACAAAAGTAGTTCTTGCCTTGTTAAACTCACGAGCCTGTACAATCATTTGTGGTATTTCGTGTGGGTGGTTTGCCAAGAATCCTTTAGTAAAGCTTGGTGCTCCTGTTTTTTCTGTTTTGTTGTACTCTAACCCTAAAGCATCAAATGCTTTTGATACGCTCTCAGCAGCCCACAACTCTACAGCTATACCTGATTGTTTTTTAATTTCAGCAAGTAATTTCTTTTCACGTTGCTCTAAATCAATTTTAATACGCTCGGCTTTTTCTAAATCTACGCAGACGCCACGTTGTCGCATAGGTATAATCGTTTTCAATACTTTTAATTCTAGGTCGAAAATATCACCAATGTCTTCTTTTATTATTAATCCTTTAAAAAATGTCCACAGCCGTAAGGTCAAAGCTGCGTCTTGTTCTGCGTAGGCTCCTACATAAGCAGCAGGGAGTTTAAACATCTCGCTTTTAGCATTGACGCCAAATGCTTCTGCTGCTTCTCGTAGTTCTTTTTCTGATTTACGCTCTTGCAAGTAATCTCTGCCAATAGCGTTTAACGCATAACTAAAACGATTTTCGTCTAACAAGGGTGCAACGACCATTGTATCCACGATTCTTCCTTGGACAGACACACCTTCTGCGAGCATCCACCCAACATCATAGGGAGCGTTATGAAAAATATAATCACGATCTTTTGAACACACATCTTGTAACCACCTCATTGTTGTTTTGGGGTCAAGATTAGGACCTAACTCGTGTCTTATAGGGAAATACCATTGGTCGCCTTCTACTGCTACAGCGATACCTATAATATGCCCATCTTTTCTAGCCCACCCTGACCCCATTGTTGTTAGGTTAGGATCCCGAGTTTCTAGATCTATAGCTACTTCTCTAGCATGGCTAAGATCTGGATAACCATCGGGCATAACCCATTCAGTCGGGGGTTGAAATAAAGGAAACTGCATTACTTTTCACTTTCATCGGTTGGTTGCATTTATGACATTTAGCCCACTTATTTTTCAAATTGCGAAAAGTAACCTCCTTTGTAACCCCACACTCACAAACGGCAACTAGCACTTCATCCAGTTTTCCATTCGCATCGTTCTTCAAGGAAGAGGTCTGGCTCTTGGTCATTCGTTGTTTCCTTCCGAATAATTTCCGCTTCAACTAACATAAGATACCTGCGTAAATCTTGTATATCATCCAAGATACCTTCAGCTCTATTGTCTTTTTCAGCAGCAAGAAAGATGTCGTAATTGCTTTCATTTACTTGTTTTTCAAGCCTATCCCACTTTCGGGCAAGCATCATGAATGCACCTACGCCACCTCTTTGTTTCCAACTGTTTCCGTAACTCTGCTCTGCCTTGTGTAGTTTTGTAACATCTACTTGTGCTACTTTTTCTACGATCGTAATCATTTCACTGTAGTTATACTCAAATTTATCTGACTCAACACTCATTATGTTCTCCTCTCTAACCATTCAAGGCAAGCCTTACGCCATGCCGTATCGTTAATTGCTGTCGCCTCGATTATTGCTTCATCCATAAACATGGTATTCGTGCCTTTAGTTTTCCATGCTTTCCAAGACTTAATCATGGGCGTTGCTGTTGTGTTCAGGTAATCATTTATTGCACCTGTGTCTTCAACTTCTTTATTGTACTCTAATCTTGTTTTGTTAGCACTGTTGTCACCACCCCATGTTTTAAACCACTGGCTGAGGTCTTGGTCAAAGGTAGCAGGGTTGTCTATTAATGGTGGGGGATTATAGCTTAACCCATCATCACCGATAGTAAGGTAAGGATCGTATTCTGGCTGCAAGTTGTCTAACTTTTGTAGTGTATCTACATAAGCATGAAGGTTGTTACTAAACTGATAATAAGTTCCTACCCGAAGACCACACATTCCTGCCATGTATTCTAACAAGAAAGACATATGCACAGCATTAGCTCCGTATGCCCCCCAAATCATATCGTTACTGCGATTAGCTACAGTCATGTTTAGTTTGTCGTTACGAGACCAAAAATAAATCTGGGTATTGCAAGGATAATCTTTGCCATCGTTTTCTTCCTGCAAATCTTCCCATGGATCCCACATCCCAATAACTGTTCGTCTATCATTTGGGTATTTCCTCAGCCTATGAATAGCGGTTAATAATTGATCTTCACCAAACCACTCTCTCCATCTAAAACCATATGCCCCATGGAAGTACTCGCCATCGTCACTGTAGGTATTTATCCTGCCGTTAAACTGGCTAATCCATTCTACATCATTACGTCCTGCCAACATCCATAAAGATTCCATGAAGTGGAAGTATGGGTTGGCATCACGTTCGGGATAAAACAACACTCGTTCACGGCTATCTGTGTAGGTTGTCATAACAGGAGTGGGGAACTCTAAAGCTGCCCCATTACGAGTTTGTACCTCTACTCCGTTAGTTTCTAATGCTTGCTTTGCTAGGTATAGTGCCTCACTTACGTTTCTTGCGTGTATCGACTGCATATTAGCCCCCTCGATGGTTGTTGTTATAATTTGCTAGGGTTGCCCCATGCTGTGCTGTCATACGCTCCTCGATTAGCGTCGAAAGCTTCGGTAGCCCGAAAAACTGTAGGTTTTTATTGCAATCTGCAATTAGCCCAATATTTTGTTGTGGCTGACCTTTTTCAAGAAAGTGCGTGGGCTGAGTTACAATGTCTGCATATTCTTGTGCTACGTTCCGCATATCAAACTTATTTAGCACCCCCAGATTGTTATGTCGTATTGTTTCCCACTGTTGCTTATTGGTCAAACTCTCGTTTACTATATCCCCAAACTCTTCGGGCGTAGCTGTATGGGGTATCTCTATGTAGTTTCGCCCAGACTTAAATATCTGGCTATCTTTCATACCCAAGTCTGTAGCCATTGGTACTGCACCTTTGATCATTGCCTCTACCGTTGTGCGATTAAAGTGTGCTCCGTAACCAGAATACTTTTTAGAAAAGCTAGGGTCTATTTGTAACTTAGTCTCACCAAGCAATCGTAATACTTCTTCATTAGGCACAACACCGTGATAACTCATACCGTTACTAAGGGCGACTTCCCATATACGATTACCCTGTGCATCAAAGTATTTTGGTTTACACTTATCTTTACTTGTCATGTACCTGTATTCAATACCTGCTCCACCGACTACAACAGGCTCTTGTATAAACGGCACAGCACGAACTAGGGTATCTACTCGTTTCCATGCCTTGAATATTTGGATAGCCAATGCACCGCTACGCTTATCAAAGTCTAAGCCAAAATCCCCATGTATTTTAAAAGGGTTTAAGATTAACTTGCGTGGAATATCTAAATATTTTGCCGAGTTGTATGCACTTTCATGAACGCATACAGCAGCATGAAAATACTTTGAAACAGAGATAAGGTGCGGATACAACTTAGGTAGATTGCCATCGTGTATGATAGCAATGTTTTTGCTACCGTGATCGTATAAATCTAACCAAGCTGTGATTTCTGTGTTATCTTTATTAAGGGTAGGCACAGGTATGTGCCAGAGCACCGCATCGTATTTACTGCACCTATCTTTAAATGACTCTCGTGCTTGTTTGCTCACATAAGGTATCTTGGGTACACCTTTCCACCCCCTTGCTTGATGAAACTTATAACCTGTCCCACCTTCTAAAGATTTGTAGCCATCTTGCCTACCTCGCATGGGCAATCTATTTGAAACAGCCCCTTTAGGGACGAGCATACAAAAGTCTACTTCATGCCCTAGCTCTTTCAAGCCTTTGGTTAAATACTCAGCATGGTTTATTATGCCACCATAATCTTGTATTTGGAATAGTGTCATTAAGAACTTCATTCTACAGTTCCTTTCTTGAAGTTGTCGTTTGATAATATGTTAGCGTTGTATCTACTTCTAGGAGTACCTTGTCCTAAACGCACACGTTCGTATTTATCCCACTCACACAAGCTATGCTCTATAGTACGCATATCTACACGAGCTATAGGTACATGAGGTTTACAATACTTGGGAGCTTCGGCTAACAACAGTTGCATTTCAGTATTAGCTACCTGTTGATTCATGCCTTTTTTAAGGTCACGCAAATGTATACGGTTTAATCCTCGCTTGGCTCCAGGACCTGCGTTAGCCCATGTGAACTGATCCTTCGCGGCTTCCAACACAGGTGTGTAGTTGAGGTCCGTAACCACCTCGTACGACATAAAACCTCCCCCTCCCCACCCTTTATAGGAACCCATCGCTTGGTGGAGAGCTTCGAGGGATAAAGATTCCTCGGCAATCTTTGAAAGCGTGTTCTTTTCTTCCCAAATGGGCGTAAGAAAATAGTCAACCACGACCTCCGACTTTGGTGCTTTTAACCCCTGATTTGTGATTATATATGCACCAGTAAAAGTTCGTAAACCTTTTGACAACCGCTCTTCAATTAATTGTTTAGTTTTATCTTTATCCCACCCTTCATCTTCGTGTACCCACTTGTGGGCATCGGCAAACTCACTTGTGCCAATCATACGAAACAAGCAACAGTTAAAGATAATTTCACCGTGTGGACGGTTGTGATTGGGCTTAGTCCAATTCTCACGCATCCACACAGTTACTTTATCGTTTTCACGAAAAGGATTTGTAAACTTATAATCCTGAAGAATTCTATCTTCCGTCCACGGTGGTATTTCGTCGGCTACCCTGCGTTGGTAAATAGAATGTCTTTCATTTATCCAACCAAAGTATCTTTCTACAGCTTCGGTATCCATAGTTTACTCCTCTAACTTAACGGCTCCTGCCTTTACAGCAATCTTAATATCTACCCCACCTCCAGGAGCAGGATCTAAGGCACGAAGTTTTTCCATCGCTTCGGCTACAGTGGCACATCCCATAACCACTTCCATGTTACGGTAACGATTTGTACCTGAACGGATTGGGGGTGTGTCCATAAGAGCAACTATTTTAGTTGTCTTTTCAAAACGAGGGCGTACCTCCTTTTCTGCTTTTTGAGCCTTATTATTAAATTCATCTACATGAATTGTTGTGACTTCTACAGCTTCATTCATTTGGTTTTCCTTTTTCCATGGTTTCACACAAAACAGCACCAGTTCATGGAGTTTCTGTGCTGCTATCTCTTTATTCTGAAACTTGTTTTTCATGTTTCGGTAAGTAGTTAAGTCAGTAGAAAACTTGTTATGAGCTTTTTTACTGTTAAGCAAAATGCTGAGCCATGTACCTTCAAGCTCATCTTGTTGCCAATTATCTATCAACTGTTTGGGTTCTTTGGTACTGTACACCATACTATATTCATCTATAAACTGGCAGTCTTTCATAGAGGCTAATGAAGTAAAAGACAGCACTTGGTAAGGGCTGTTCTCATTATCACTGTTACATATCGCATAGTGCATTTAATTCCCTTTCTATGGAAACTGGTAGTGTTCACACTCTAATATATGAACACTACCAAGACAACATTTAGTTTATCAGGTTAAGATACGTTAGCATACTCAACAGCTTTTGTCAATGCTTTACGCTTAGTGTTTGCACCCGAGCCAAACCATGCAGAGTGCAACGCATTACCCTCAGCTAAAGACTTTTTCTGGTGATCAACAACATAAGTCACAGCATTTACTGCTCCCCACCAAGTACCCTTGGCAGACGTTAAGTTATGACCTGGACTGTTTTCTACTGCCTCATGCACAAGCTCTGCTGTGTTTTTAAACTCTTCACGTAGAGCAGGTAACGTATCAGGGTTACTGGCTTTCGCCCTTTCAATCAGTAGATTAGGTTGGAACAACTCTGCAATAAAGTTGTCGATGTCAAACTCTTTGGCTCGTTTGTTAGCCAAGAACTCTGACTGTTCTTTGAAGTGTGTCATTTGCTGACCACTAATACCTAACGCATCTTCAGCAGCCTTTTGTATTTCCTCGTCGAACATTTGTAAGTGCAGAACTCGGAAGCGGTTGCCATCGTTGTTGAGAGCCATTGTTAGTGTATTATTGCACACGACTCGTATAGGTGTGAACATAATAGTCATGGCTTTACCGACTTGGTGGCTATTGTTTAGTAACAGATAACCTTTTACTTCGTCGCCACCTGCAAGAGCAAACTCATCTTTAAGCTTTGCTAACCCCCAAATGTCTTTGCCGTCTTTTAAGCTACCTGCTGTTTCCATAGTCATAGAACCTGCTTCGGTAAACTTTTTGAAAAAGTCCATAACTTCTGAGTTTTGGAAAGGAACGTAGCCTTCACCACAAGGGGACAGTATTTTGTTGTCACTGTCACGAACAAGGAAGTGGTTGTCAGGGCAACGCAAAAACCCTGCCTCGCCTGTTGGGTCTACAATATTCCAACAGTTTGGTTTGTCAATTGTGTAAGCAGGTCGCTTACTAACTGTCCAGTCAATTTGGGCAGCTTTTAACATTTCGTCAGGAGACATATTGTTGTCAACCTGTTTGCCTAGACCATGCCAAGGAACTTGTCCTGCATAAGCCATTGTTTCTACTTCATGTGCCATTTGAATACTCCTTTCTAGAGTTAATGTGTTGGCATTGTTACGACAGGTAGTTTGTCGTAGGTTTTAAAGGGTATATCGAGCCACGCATCATCGTCTGCATTTAATAATAAACGAACACGCATTTCTACGTCATTGTGTGGCATTGCCCATACGATAGGGTACTTGTTGTCTTCGTCGAGTTGCGACAAATACTTTGGTTCAAGCGAACGATTGCGGTTAGTACGAATCGCAGTTTTGTTAGCCTTTACCAAAAGGTCTTTGCTGAAATATTTTACCTGCATTTTTTCCCTTTCTATGTTTTATAATGCCTAACCATAATACACGCAGCGTTAGTCTTGATAAGTGTTTATTTGTCTTGTTTGTTCAGTAGGGCAACGCATACCCTTGACTATACATAGGATGTATCAGATGTATATTATGTGTGGCTCTAGTAAGTCCAACATAAAACACCCTTGTTTCATCTTCTTCGTAGGTATGTATCTTACGCCACATAGAGTAAGGGCGTTTCATCGTATCAGTTAAAAGCATTACGTTAGTTGCTTGAGCCCCTTTAGCAGAATGAATAGTAGAGATGCGTAGTCGGGGCGTTTCGGTTAAGCTTTCACCTTTTCGTAAACAAGCCTTTATGTAAGTTTTATCTCGTTCATTTATTTTGCCTAACCCAATATCCCATGGATGGTTGTGCAACAAACCGTGATTGTTTTGTAACTCTTGCAAACTGTAGAAAGAACCTTCCTCCCCATCAGGCATTGTTTTGCAGCCATACTTTACTTGACTGTTTAACATCATGTGCTTATACACAAGTAAGACTTGTTCTTTGCTGAGCTTGTTACCTTCTCGTAAATATTCCCATAACCTGACCGCTTCTAACACTTTACTATCAATACTTTTAGAACCGTTGTAGATGTACAAATGTCCTCGCCTTCTTACTTCTTCCTCTATTTGTTGAGCTCCTCGGGTGGTTCTGCTTAATAACAGCCAGTCACCTTCTGATAAACCCACCTCTTCAGAGTGGCGATGCCAAGTAATATTACCGTCTTCTTGCCTTGGTTGAAACTGTTTTTCCCTACGCCCTACTATTGTCTTTATCACATTATGGCTAAGTGTGTGGTGCGAAGAAGGAATACGATAACTCTTATTTAACAAAGTCACTTCGCCTTCTAGGTTTACAAAGTGATCTACATCTGCTCCTGCCCAACGATAAATAGCTTGGTCATCATCACCTGCTACATAACATATCTTGCTTTTTTGTTCTAACTGTCTTACCATTTCCCACTGCAAAGGGGACAGGTCTTGGGCTTCGTCTATAAACACTACTTCTAATTTAGGGCAAAGGTCACGCTCTACAAAAGCCTCCAACATTCCTGTGTAATCATATAACCCATAAGAACTTTTCCAATGCTCTATGCCTCTGTTTACATAATCAACTCTAGCCCAATCTGTTTTCAAAGGTACGATGCTATCATTGTATATCTTGCGTAACGGTTGGCGTAGTATACGAGCAATATTAATAATTTCAAGAAACTTGTCGCCATACCCAAAGTCTTTGTATGGTCCTTGTTCTACATTGCCCCCACCGTAAAACTTTCCTATCTTTAACCAATCAGCTATTTCTTGGTACTTGTCTGGTGTAATCACCTGCGAATGGGTCAAACCTGCTTGCAAAAAGGCTAGACTATGCAAGGTTCTAAAGTAAGGTAACTCTTTTTTAGATATACTAAATTTAGTACAAGCTCTTTCTATAGCTTCCTGTGCTGCTCTTCTTGTAAAAGCAAAGTACCCTATACGGTCTGGCGGTACACCAGAGGCAAGGTATTGTTCAACTAAGTTAAGAAGTTTAGTTGTCTTGCCTGTTCCTGGAGGTCCCAGTACAATCTTCATTAGATTATGTCGTTTTCAACAGGTAACTGAGGTAATGGCATTTCTGAATCATCTGTTTCAAAATAGTTTTGTGGCAGTGACCAAACATGAATACCTTTCCCCCTTACTCTCCAAAACATTTTTTCTGCTTGTAGATCCTGTAACCTTAAAGTTATTTTGTTAGAAGTATAGTGATTAAAATCGTTTACAGATAAATGTTTCTTTAAATCTTTTATTTGAAAGTATACCCTCGTTTCTGCCCAGACCGCAACACCTTGCAGAATATCTTCACGCTCTTCACCTTTAGCTCTTTCCGCAGCGAAAGCATGAAGTAAGTCTTCAAACTCACCTTTGAACGTAGCATCAGGTGGTACTTCCACAATAGTCAAGTTATCTAACAACAGTTGTATGCGTGTCTGCCATGAACGTTGATTAACCATAACAGGGAATTTATTTATTTGCGATACACACTCTTTTTGAAACTGTGCCTGACTAGTTAAACCATTGGTACTAAGCTCTAGCCGTTCGCCATCTACATTAAGAATCCAGATAGGGGGGTCACCATCAATTTTAGTAAGGCTAGACATATCGTTGCCTATGCCACTTGGTCCTACACCATACTTCCTTGTTTTACATAACTCTTTATCACAAAAAGGTTTTATAGGTTGGTCTTCACATTTATAGAAGTAATCTTTCTTTTTTAACTGCCTGATTGTATTGCCTACTTCACCATGACTTAGCGGTGGGCTGAGGTAATCTACATTGTAGCGTTGTACTAACTGCTCCCAATTATCTTCATCAAACATTCTGGCATACACGCCAAGATTAAATAGAGCATTGTTTCGTGAACCTTCGCCAAATCCTTTACTACACAAGTGCTGTAAACAAGGTGGTCCTTCTTCTAGAATTCCTTCTTTTGTGCCAAAGCCCATGTTAAGTTTACGAAATTGATTTGGGGTTACAATATAATCTTTACAGTATTCTATAAATTCTTCTGGCGTTAATGTTTCTGCATTTTGGTCAAACGCATACCGAGTAGATTTAGCTCCACTAAAGTAGGGCATATTAAGAAAGTTGCCTGTATCACCCCTATCTAGCAAGATTGTTGTTTGTTTGGGGAATATTTCACTTCCTGCAAAACCAAGAGCAGCACTTAACTCCGTTAGTCTGCGTTGCATTTCTTCAGCTTCTACAGGCTCACTTAAAAATATCCATACATGAGCTCCACCACTTTTAGTTCTGCCTACTACAGCAGGGATTTTATTCTTGGTTAATGTGGTGATTAAATCTTTATGGCTAACGCTATACTCGTCAATATCAATCGCACCCCAATGGCAAGTATTATCACTTTTAATTGGTATAATGCCCAGACCACGAGTAGATCCTTTTAAGTGTTCTTCCCACATAGCTACTGTAGTGGGTTCACGAATAACTTTTGCTGTGCCTTGTTTCTTTCCGTCTGTTTCTCTATTACTCTTTACAACATATGTGCCGTGAGCAATATCGCTGCCTTTAAATAAATCGTAAAAATCTTGTGCAAGTGACATGGCTACCTCCTAATTAGTGTAGACTACCCCCTATCCGTTGTTATATTTTACGGATATAGTCACGAACAAAGGGCAGTCTACGCAGTATAGGGTCATGACTCCCCATAGCTGTTCCGTTTATGACTTTTTAAAATGGTATTTCGTCATCTTTTTCATTAGGAGTTACATCTTTTGGTTCTTCATCTTTTACCTTTACCTCACCTGCTTCTACAGATTTAGCAAATCCAACCGCTGACTCAAATATGTCTTTATCAGCAGGAACAGAAAGATTTAGCCCACGTTCACGGCTAATATCCCAACCAAACCAGTTACCTTTATCGTTCTTTTCTGGTGTGGTTTTTACAGTGTACACCTGTGACATAAGAGGCAAAACATAAATACCGTTTTTACCTTTAGCTGTCATAGATTGTGCCTGTGTCAACCACTTCCTACCCTTCTTAAGTTGTGTAGACGACATGGTCATAAGCACACGCTGAGCACCGAATGTAGGGTGTAACATCAATACAAAAAACTGCGATGTGTTAGTTAGCAGATTGCCATTTGGCAATACATCTTGCCCTCTTTCGTTCTGGGTGGTTGTATCCTTAATAGGGTCATCTGGTAGGTATGAACCAACATATCCACCACCTGCTTCACGTTGTTTCCATTCAACAAAACGTCTGTTGTAATGGCATGGCACAACTTGAATACCTTGGTCACCATCGTACACTTCGTTCAATACAGTATTGAACATCATACCTGCTTCTGCTCCTGCAACATAAGCACCATCTTGCTTGTTAACTTGTGGCGAAAGCTGTGCAAGAATTCTTAGGAACGGTATTGAAAGGTCTTCTGAACCTACCTCACCAAATCCTGTACCACTGTATTGCTCCAT